AATTCCCGATTGCCGTCTACTCGTTGAACCTTAATCTTATATCTGCGGTATTTCAAAATCGATATAAGATTCTTGGCTGCGGATTATCCAATCTTTAACGTTTTTACTATGCCATTGGACATTACCCAATGGTATTATTTATGTCACCACAAATAAGTAGTAGTTAAAGCTCTAAGGAAGTCCCCGCAATTTGACAATCTTGCGAAATAAATATTTAGTTTGTTCATAATAATTGTTCAATATTTAATTCACTAGCGAGTTATATGTTAAATATTATAATTTATATTTAACCACATATTTACACTGTTTATCTATTATGGTGATATGTGACCCATAATAGCAGCTCACTGTTGACGCCCAAGAGTTAAGCGCCGTAAGCTACGAGTTGCATTAAACCGCCTCCCATTTTATAATATTGCTAAAGAAAAAAAATATTTGGATTTTAATTTAATTATAAAATTAATTAATAATCTTATAATTCAACGCTCCATCTCGTAAATCTACGAAACACACTTGTTTATGTCCATATTCATCTTCATGAAAGTAAGTAAATAAGAATCATGTAGTATTTCCTTTTTTCCTTCATGGTTTTTTGTAAAAATATAACTGTCATTTTTCTTTTTGATTTTCCATCCGTCGTTTAATGCGTTATATAAGAATACCATCTTGTGAAACTTGTCGTTTTCAATGGACAAGACATGGTTTTTGTCTTGTTTATTTTCAATATTAATTTTTATTTTTATCGGTTCCATCTCCATTTTATATTTTGTTCTTAATATTTCATAGAAAAGTAATCTACAGATTTAAACTATATTTTATTTTTAAAAATTTTAAAAAATGTAAAAATATAATGATTATACAAGAATAACAAGTTAAAAAAATTTCATTATTTTTATTAAATACACTATATATGCCTAGTTTTAAACCAAAAACCACCAAAAAAATAAAGGTGAATAAAAAAAGCAATGTCACTTTGGATGGAAAACATAATGAATTTATCAATGAGTTCACTAAAGATGAACAAAATAATTTGCCCAAATTAAAAAATGAAAAAAGAGAAATCATTTCTAAAATTGAGGAAAATGAAAAATCGCAGTTAATGACAATTGAAGAATTGATGGATTACAAAGATCGCCTTAATGAAATTAATAATGAAATCAAAAATATCAAAAGTAAAAAAAAAGAATATTTTCTAGATAATTCTAAATATATTTTTGACTATTTTGAAAACAAGAAAAACATTTCCAATGGCGTTGAAAATTCTGCTAAATCAAAAAACAAAATACTTAATTCGTTCTTTAAAATAGAATCAAACGCAAATAATGTCATTACAAATCAAAACAACAATATATTTCAAAAATATTTGGCAAATATCGACGACTCTTTTTTGGACATTAATTCATTTTTGAAACCATCCGATATTTGTCAGTCCTGTTATAAAGGTGAGTTAATACCGCTCGATGATGAAGGTATATTGATTTGTAACCATTGTTCCAAAAATGTCCAGTTTTTGATTGAAAATGAAAAACCTTCTTATAAAGAACCGCCTAAAGAAGTTTGCTTTTATGCTTATAAAAAAATAAATCATTTCAAAGAAATATTGGCGCAATTCCAAGGCAAAGAAACAACACAAATACCAGATGATGTGTTGGAAAATTTGAAACTACAGATAAAAAAAGAGCGTATTGATATAAAGAATATGACATATATCAAGACCAAAGAAATCCTGAAGAAATTAGGATATAACAAGTATTACGAACATATTAATTTCATCAAGGACAAACTGGGCTTGAATCCTCCCATTATTGCTCAAGAATTGGAAGAAATATTATGTAATTTGTTTATGGAAATACAATATCCGTATGCGAAACATTGTCCAGATTATCGTGTGAATTTTTTACATTATTATTATGTTTTGTTTAAATTGTTTGAGCTGTTGGGAGAACATTCGTATTTACCCGAAATACCCATGCTGAAAGATCGTGAAAAATTGATCGAACAAGATACGATATGGAAAAAAATATGCGAAGAATTGGATTGGGAATTTATTGCGACGATTTAGAATTATTAACAACAATAACATGCATTATCTTTCCATACACAATTTCTGGGATTACAATTCTTCATATTATCCTTTGTTATTGTTTTTGGATCATCACATCGCTTTTTCATAGCAAATCCTTCGCTCACACGCCCCATTCCATAAACAAAAAACAAGACTACTAAAAGAATCAACACCCATAAAAACATGGATAGACCTAAAAACTTTTTAGCCATTTTATAATATATACGCGTAGAATTATTTTGCTATCTATCAAATAAAATACAAGTGATTTACTCGTATTTTATTTTTTATTTATGACCGACACATTTATAGACCTCCTGGGAAACCGACTAGATTTGCGCCGATACCGAATCCGGCACCAGAACGTGCGGTAACACCAATACTTGGGATGTATGAATCTAAAATACTAAATGTTGCTGCGGCAGTTAATGCTAGTAAGGCAATTTCGTCTAATTTAAGGGATTGCTTTGGAATTGCGTAGGCGGCAATGGCGACCATTAAACCTTCTACTAAATACTTGATTATTCTTTTTACTAGTTCGTAAACGTCAAACATATTATATTAATTGAAAAGAAAAAATTATTTAATTTAGATTTTTAATTATTGTTTGTTTAATTTAACTTATAAAATAGGGTAAATGGAATATTCTAAATTATTTGAATTTTGTCAAATATAATAAATTATAAAATAAATACTTAAACGAATTATATTACATTATTTATAAATATGAAAGCAGGAGTAGAACCAAAAATGGATAAAAGTGGAAAGCCAAATCCAAAATATGTAGATTTACTAGAAGAAGACAAACCAATCGCCGGTCAAAAATTTGTATGTGTATCTTTTGTTTCACCTGATAAGATTTTAAAACAAAAGGAAATCTTTTTATTTGAGGAATTCCTAAAGAAATGGGAATTCAACAAGTCGATGGAAAAATTCCATCAATTTTTGAATTTTGTAGCTTACAAATACAAATTAACATTTGACGATGTGATGAAGGATTTTCAAGATTTTATCAAAGAAGAACAAGAAAACCTTACCAAGACAAGTTTAGAGGACGATTACAAAACATTTTTGGATAAAAACGAAGAAGAATTAGAAAACGCTTTTAATGTAAAGCATAGTTTCCAAACATGTACTCGTGGTTTAAAAATCCGTGGTGTATATCCAACCATGGAAGAAGCCGAGTTGCGCTGTAAAATGTTGCGCGAAATGGACCCAAATCATGATGTATTTGTTGGGCCAGTCGGTTTATGGATGCCTTGGGATCCCGAGGCTTACAAGACTGGTCGCGTGGAATACATGGAAGAAGAGTTAAATCAATTAATGCAAGAAAAGGTAAAGAATGAGGATTTTGCCAAGTCCGCATTTGAACAAAGAGTTAAGGAAACCAAGAAGAAGGCAATTGAGGAAAATATTAAGAACGCCGAAAAGACTGGTTCATCCTTGACCCAGACCATTGATGACAATGGAAATTTAATAGGTGTTCAAAATATGAATACCCAAGAAACCTTTTTGAAGGAACAAGATGTAATTTCTGCGGCGGATATTCGTAAAGAGTTATTTGAAGGTGAAAATATTATTACGGGTAAGACGGATAATGGACAAAGTGAGTTGATTAGTGGTCCATTTGCCACCAAGAAAAATGATTAAATTTATTTAGAAAATAGGTTTTTTGATTGTTGGAATATTTTCATTATTTGATTATTAAAAAAGAAAATTATATATATGTATAATATATATAAATTTATAATTCATGAATACAATAACAAAACCAGAAACAGATACAAAAAAAAAGGTGGTTTCACTCATATTAACTCATCAAGCAAGAATACGATGTTTATTTGATATGATTACAAAAGGAAAACGAACTGAAATTATAAAAAATGAAAGTATTATTGAAAAAATAAAAAATAACCGTACATTAAACAATTCAATTATTTATGTAAAAAATACAATTAATACCGCACAAACAAAAATAGCAAATACAATTACTCGACCCGAAAATCAAATTAAACCGCGTATATATGATTATTTAGAAAAAGAAAAACAGGAGGAAAAGGAGGAAAAGGAAGACGAAGAAAAACGATTTAAAAATTGTTCATTTCTTCGTTTATGTGTAAATAAAGAAACTGGTATATGTCTTCAGCTTGTTTATGGAGGTGAATTAGACCCGGGTGAAGGCAAGGGTGGGCGAATATATTATATACCCGATAATGACAATAATAAATCAACCACCGGGGGTGCTTTATTTAAAAAAAGTATGGATACCGAAAATGGTCAGGTAGAAAAAATAATAGAAGAGACATTTATAAATATAAATAGTAGTCCAACCAGACTCGGGTTAACAAGTAAAGATTTTGATGAAGGTATTGATGAATACGTCTTTTATATTGGAAGACATGGACAGGCTGAACATAATTTAAAAAGAGCAACACATCTAATAACTGATACAGATTTAACCGAACTTGGTAAAAACCAAGCATTTCGTGCTGGTGAAAATTTAAAAAATATTTTAATTAAAAACAGAGAATATATAAATTATGTATTTGCAAGTGATTTGATAAGAACCCGACAAACCATTGAAAATATCTTAAAAGGAATGAATGTGAATAAATATGTAAAAAATTTATATTTCCCTAAAGAAATCATCATATTACCATGTTCTCATGAATTAAAATATAATTCTAAAGGATTATGTGATAAAAAACCATCATCATCCCCATTATCTTTATTAAAAATTGGGGCAAAAGAAAACGACCCCAAATGTTCAAAAACAACACATTGTATAAATAATAATATAATGAATCCGGATAGTGATTGTAATCGTATAAAAGTTATTATTCAAAATACAGAAAATAAAATTGTCAAAACAATACCTTTACAATGGGATTTTTATTTTGAAAAAAATAAAGACAAAATGAGAAACATGGATTGTTCAAAAACAAACATGATTCAATTGGCGATTGAATATATAAATACAACTGAACCGGTGTTAAATAATTCATTTATTGTAATTGATGACGGTTCCTCAAGTATTACCAATAAAACGGAGATAAAAAAAACGGTTGAAGAATCCATTGTAGAACCTCCCGTACAAAAACCTGATGTACAACCTCCCGTACAACCTGATGTACAACCTGATGTAAAACCTACTCTACTACCTATTGTAGTACCGGAAAAAAAAACTGAAAAAGATGAAATTACCAATAATTTAAATAATGATGAAGTAAGGATAAAAATCTGGGTTGATTTTTTTAATCAAAAAGATAAGAAAAGATTTTTTTTCGATAGTTTTAATGCAATCATAGAAGATAAGAATGTGTTTTATAAATTGATGGATGAATTATCTATTAACCCTATGAATTTAAATGAAATTTTTAATCATTATAAAATCGGTAGTAAACCTTTTAATGCTATTATGTCATATTTAATTCATAGATTAGGTAATAATAATACGAATGATAAGAATGTGTTTTATAAATTGATGGATGAATTATCTATTGACCCTATGAATTTAAATGAAATTTTTAATAATTATAAAATCGGTAGTAAACCTTCTAATGCTATTATGACATATTTAATTGATAGATTAGATGATGATACGAATGATAAAAACGCATTAAATTTTATGAATTATATAGTAAAAACAAACAAAAATTTATATAATGAAATCATAAACCAATCACCACAAAATATTCGAGATAAAATAGAGATAGAGATAAAGAAAAATAATAAAGGCGGTAAAAAAACAAGAAAAAACCGGAAAGCCAAAAAACGATTTGTAAAAAGAACAAAGCGCAATTATAAAAAAAACAAAACTCGTCGTGGTCGTCGTAAAACAATATAAATAGAATATAATGACTACTCGAACAAAAAATAAAATCATCTAGATGACTGTATTTATTTCTATAATTGTGGTCTCGTGTATAATTATTTTCGTATAATATTGTATACTATGCGAAAATACATGTATTTATTGTCAATCATTGTGTTTGCTGTGATAAGTTTATTGTTATTTAGAGGAGTCGAAGGATTTCGAGGGGGCGGAGGAGGTCACGGAGGTGGTCACGGAGGTGGTGGAGGAGGTCACGGAGGTCATGGAGGTCATGGAGGTCACGGAGGACACGGGAGACATGGAGGATATGGAGGTTATGGAGGTTGGGGATATTATGGCGGCGGAGGTTCAACCAGTTATGCGGTAAATCCCCTTTATCTAGACTATTATGGCGGATATAATCCAAACTATTATTATTTGTACGATGATGCGGATTATTTATTGGTAAAAAGACCTCGCGGTGATTATATTCTTAATTTATAATTTATAATTTATAAAAATAAATAATGATTTTGTAAAATAAAATCATTATTTTATGCGTATAAATTTCAATATATCGTCAAGTATTTAAGCCCTAGTGTATCCCCATACATATTTACTTTTCTGGGACAAACTAAACTCTGGTGCGTATTGGTGATTTGAACCATGGTCACTGTCCCAAAATTCGGGTATATCATTAATATAACCTTTCCATGCGCCTTTCATGAGAACACTTACATTATACGTTGGTTCATCATTTGGATTACCATCGGTGATTGTGTCAATATTATTTGACGGAGTACAATTCACTGTATGTGCGTGATAATGGTATCCATAACTTCCGTGTATGTGACCACCAAAACTGTCAAGAGCAACACTATAACCATCCATGGTGGAAAAATTGGTTCGATAAATTCCATACAAGGCAATACCATCTAGACCAAAACCAATAAGCGGTGGATGTTTAATCTTTGTTGTATAGTCAGCATCATTATACAAACAAAGATTATTTGTGGTAGTGTTCGTACCAGTTGATGAATTATATTTTGCTCCATAACCGTCAGCGTGATAATGTAATCCCATACCTTGACCTACATGTATACCGATATTCGTAACTTCTGCGCTTTTTTGTGCTGTAGTTAAGGTATTATTTAATACAGGATACAAAGAGACACCGTCAATGATAACACCAATTCCCGAAATAGCTGTATAATTATAATTATTATAAGTTAATGAACGTACATATCTTTCACCGCTGGTATTTGACCAATTACCATTTTCGGTTGGATTAATTATAAAATCATCCGCTAATGTAGCATTATGCATATCATTGTTATTAATGTTATCATATGAAATTATTTCAGTTGTAGATGATATATATCTTGAAACACCAATTGTTGATACATCAAATACACCAGCGGTTCCTGTAGTAGGTGTTGTTGAACCACCACTATTATGTGTGTCATTTGGATATCCCGCAGTAATAACAGTTCTAGCTTGTTTACTATATTTTCCAATAATATATGGAAATACGGGTTCATTTTCTTCGTTAATTAATACAAAATATGCGTACGTTCCACTTGGATATTCAGGTGTAACGCAGTAACGACCATTACAATCGTCTAATTTTCCTAACCCCGAAACATATTCATAATCATCTAAAAACGCTCCTGCGGACATTTTATAACTATACGTCGAACCTTCTACGACATCATTATACGTATATGGACGCCCAGTAAATTCGGTTGTCTTTGTTCGGTATGATGTGGTCATTAAAATGACATCACTACTACTATCAGTCGCATCGGTATAACCATATGGTCCATAAATAGGATAACCATCAAAACAAAAACCCACAATTTTAGAATGACCGTCTTCATGACGAATATAATCAACCTCTCCATAATCATCAGTATAATAATCACTTGAAAAATATGCGTTTGATGACGCAAATGTGGTATTATTCCACGAATAAGATGTCAAAAACATAGCATCATGATAATGATATTGACCTTGTTGATTACTAATTATATTACCAACTTCACTTGGATGACCGCCTCCTTCGTCAATACCGTATTGTTGTTCAAAAAACACCGCATTTAAATTATAAGTATTATTCCCACTAATAGTTGTTCCCGGAACCGTACCATTTCCTGAACTAGGATTATATAATGCCACACCATTCAAAAAAATACCTTGTATACCTAATGTGTCAAAAAAATTACTTTTAGATTCCGTATTTGTCCCGGCACGATATAAAAATTTATATTCAAAATCTTGTTCGGTTAATGGATTAGGAACATCAGGCCATGAGCGTTCAACCAATAAATCATTTGTAAAATTATTAACACCTGCTTTTGCGGGATAAGGATCACCATCACTAATTACCGCTAAATAATCATTACCTCCAGTAGTTATTTTTGTAAATATCGTTTTACTACCATAATAAATTCCAGTTGTTGTTGCTTCTCCTAGTTTATAATAACTTGATGACGCTCCATAGTTAATAGAACCCGATATATCATTTACAACACCATAATCAAGCATAGGAATTTTGTGTAAATATAATTGTAGTGTTGCCTGACGAGTCACTGATTGTTCAGGGTAACTTCCACCGCCATCTCCAGGTGGTTTACAAACATCTAATAAACGAGTTGGTTTATCAGCAATAGAATAACTTGCCATACACATAAAAGGGTGATATTGTCCATCATCATCTTGTTCACATGTAAAATAAACATATGGAGTCGTATACATTCCTAGGTCACCATTCGCAATACAATTACCTTTAAGGGTTCGTTGTAACGCACCCTGGCGAAAGGTTTGGTACAATGTTGTTGGATATCTTAATGTTTTATATACAGTGTTGGACGCAATATTATTTGAAATCGTAGTAAGCATTGAATTCGCATAAGTATTTGTTCCATTGGTAGATGTATCATATCCAGCATTTTTAATCTGATAAGCATAATAATATCCCGCGACACTTTGTCTAGGAGACGACCCACTATAAAAATTAACAACAAATTTACAATTAGGGTCACCAGATGTATTACCTTGCATATTTGTGATGGTATTAGAGACGTAATTTTTAATAGAAACACTTGGATTAGAGACATACGAGGTTGGTATAGGATTAAAATTCGCAGGTATAGAAACATCCATTTTTGAATTTAAAAATGTAAAAGTAGAACCCGCAGTATCAGTAGATACAAGGGTAAGACCACTGGTAGAATATTTTACATAGTAATTTGCATAAGCAAATGAAGTATCCAATGTATGTGTATATTGACTATCTCCACTTGTTGTTATATACGAATATCTTTTAATTACTTGTAATTTTTTTGCAGAAGTATAAGTAAAACACAAATATCCATTTGTAGTAGGGAATGACGCACTTGAACTACCTCCATTTCCCCAGTTGTTGGTGAATAAAAGTTTTCCAGTAGTGCTACTGTAATCCAATGAATACATACAATGTAATTCAGAATCAATTCTATACGATAACAAATCAGTTGAGTCTTGAACTAACTGAAACACTTTTGATAAAAAATCGCTGTATTTTGTAAGTGTAGTTGAAAAACTAATTCCATAACTTGAATTTATATTTATATATGTATTATTACCAGTATTACCGGTTTTTATCATATATCGATTACGATTTACAATACTCGTTACACTCACACTAGGGGTTGATATACTCGTGGGAATATTTGACGATAAAATTGTGCTAAAACTATTTGGAGTTGTCACAGTCAATGTGGTTGCTGTACTAGCACTTGCGGTTGCGTTGGTGTTTGTATTTGCGACTGTTAACACAGGTTGACTGTTATAAAGAGTCGTTTTTTTTGCTCGTTTCGAAACAATTCCATTGTAGAAAACTGGAGCTTTTGACATTATATATTAGATATATAAAATATAATTTCAATAAAAAGACAAGGCTTTCTACCATTTCGGTTAGTTATTTGTTGTATAAAAATAATCATTATTGAAAATCTTTTTTACACCTTTTAACATTTCAAACGCCCATTTTACACATCTTCAAAATCATAAACTGCTTTCATCATTTCAACTAATTCTTTTATACTATTTTTTAAATCTTTCACTTCATTTTTCATTTCTTTTACATCTTTTTGTAATTCTATATAATCGCTTTTATTAATAGTAATTAATATATTATCTATTTGTGTGGGTTTAAGTTTGTCTGGTTTATATATTATGTCATTTTTTTTATATTTATTAGATACAATTTCTTTGTATAAATCGCTATTTTTATAGGTTATATATCCTCTTGCTAATGCTCTGTTCGCAATATAATTATGTTTAATTAATCTACTTATTATTCCACCAGGGGCTCTATTATGTATTTTTGATATTTCTATGATATCAAGCATATCTTCATTATATAATTTATTTAATTTTATATCTTCTTCTGGTGACCAAGGTTCTCCAGCATTTTTAAATATAGTTTCCATTATGTTTATTTATTGAAAATAATTTTAAACCATTTTCAATTTTATAATAAAATAATGGGCGTTTGAAATGTTAAAAGGTGTAAACGTAATGCGTGAATATATCTTTGCTTCACTATTAAGTGAAGCAAATATTTTATAATATTTATTTATTATAGTTGCTTTTCTTTATTAAAAGCAAAAGCAATACAATTATTAAATTTTTGCTCTTGTAATATCAAGAGTAAAACTTGCTTTCCCGGTTGGAAAAGCGAAAAATAATGATTCAACCTGCGGAACAAAATTTTGCTTAACCAATAGGTTAAGCAAAAACAAACATTTCATTTTGCTCCACTAACTTGCGGAACAAAACTTGCTTTGCCAATAACAAAAGCAAGTTTTCTACCATTTCGTCTTTTTGACATTGATTTTCGGTCCTTGTCCGCGTTTTTTGACATTATTCGGGTCATATTTCTCGTCCTCGTCATCCGAAGGGATATTCTTCGATAAATCCCAGAATTCCTTGCTGCCTAATTTGAAATCATTATGATTGTCCGCTTTATACCACATCACCTGGTCAAACAATTTGTTCGACTTGGCGTTGTTATTTATCACCAGGCACTCGTAATTTTCCGTACATTGATCCATGACTTGACAAAAGGATTCAAAAGTTGGAAACATACCTGCGTAGTTTTCGTAGATTCTTTTACGGTTTGCGATATATGGTTCTCGCAAGATAAAAACGTAATCTATATTGGTGCGGAGAGTTGGGGGTATTCCTAATGGATATTGCATTGT